TTGCAAGATGCTAACTTTGCTGAGTGGATTAAAGCATCCAATGTTAGGACTAGGCTGTTTGTAGCAGCAGACCAGCAGTACGATCATGAGTCCGCTGATGAGCTATTTAGCTTGTGGAAAGAGCGACAAAACATTGTACAGCAAACTGCCGCTGTAGAGGAGCAATCCCGTAAGCAAGCAGTTAAAGCGGCTTCCACAGGCAATGCTCGTGGTAGTAACGAATCAGCCCCTAAGAAGATCTATAGACGCGCAGACATTATTAACCTTATGAGAACCGACCCTGATCGCTATGCTGCTCTACAACCAGAGATCATGAAGGCATATGCAGAGAAACGGGTCAGATAGTATATCTTAGGAGATATTTATTATGACTGATTCCACATATCCCGCTAATGGCGGGTTCGTTGACAACACTAGCGCAGCTACTTTTATTCCAGAAATTTGGAGTGACGAGATTGTTGCCGCTTACCAGAAGAACCTCGTATTGGCAAACCTTGTCAAGAAGATGTCTATGTCTGGCAAGAAAGGCGACACGATCCATGTGCCTAAGCCTGTTCGTGGTGATGCACACGCTAAAGCAGAAGGCATTGCTGTAACGGTACAGAACGCTACTGAAGGCGAAGTGCAAATTGCTATTGACAAGCACTTTGAATACTCACGTCTGATTGAAGACATTACCGACGTACAGGCTCTTAGCTCTCTACGTCAGTTCTACACGGAAGACGCTGGCTACGCTTTGGCGAAGCAAGTTGACACCGACCTGCACAGCTTGGCTACTGGCCTTGGTTCTGCTGGTACGTCTTCTACGACCTACCTGAACAACGGTGGTACGTTCTTCGTAGACGCTACTAACGGTTTGTCTACTTACACGGCTGACACGGTAACGACTGCTGACGTATTTACTGATGCTGGTTTTCGTGGCCTGATCCAAAAGCTAGACGATGCTGATGTTCCTATGGAAAATCGTTGCTTCGTTATTCCTCCTTCAGTTCGCAACACCATCATGGGTATTGATCGTTACGTAAGCTCTGACTTCGTAAACAACGGTCAGGTAACTGGTGGTCAGATTGGCCAACTGTACGGCATTGACGTATTTGTTAGCACTAACTGCCCTGTTGTTGAAACTGCTGCTGATAACTCTGCTTCTGCTGTAGACTCTCTGGGTGCCTTGCTGCTCCAGAAGGATGCAATTGTAATGGCTGAACAACTGGGCGTTCGCTCTCAGACTCAGTACAAGCAAGAGTTCTTGGCTAACCTGTTTACTTCAGATACTTTGTACGGTGTAAACGTGCTTCGTCCTGAGTCAGGTGTAACTTTGGTTGTTCCTAAGTAACAATCATTTAACTGGGGGCTGCTACGGTGGCCCCTAGTTTTATTGAGGTAGCTAAGTATGAGCATAGTAGCTAGTTTGGTCGGGCCAGTAACAGGCTTGCTTGATAAGTTTATTGAGGACAAAGACCAGAAAAATGCTTTAGCTCATGAGATTGCTACCATGTCTGAGCGTCATGCTCAAGAGTTAGCTAAAGGCCAGCTAGAAGTAAACAAAGTAGAGGCAGGACACTCTAGTTTATTTGTTTCTGGATGGCGACCCTTCATTGGCTGGACATGCGGATTAGGCATGTTTGGTAACTTTATCACAATTCCGTTTTCTAACTTTGTATTGGCTCTAGCAGAAGTAGACATTGTTATACCTTTAGTACCACTAGAAACTATGATGCCTGTCCTTATGGGTATGTTAGGTTTAGGTGCAATGCGTTCATTTGAGAAGACAAGGAAATAAGTAGCTGATGCAAATTGATTTACAAGCCATAGGTCTAAACCAAGCTATAATAGATCAGCTTACAAGTGGCTATCAAAACTTTGGCCCACAAACTCCCTTTAGTGATTGGAGACAAACAGCTAGTGATTTAGCTAAAGAGTCTGAAGAAAAAGTGGCTGAACGTGCGTTAAAGTTATACAGCGAAGTAGATCCCGGTAGAGGTAGAGCTATGGGAGGTTCTACTAAAGACTTAGCTTACAAAGAAATTGTACAAGAGCCTGTTGCTGAATCATGGATGGATACGTACAAGAGAGAAGGCTTATCTCCGTACAAAGTTGACCCTGCATCTGGAGAAAAGGTTTACATAAATACTCCTGCTGGGGTTAACCTTATTGACTTGTTGGAAGGTGAAGACAGAGAGGAGTACCTAGCTAAGAAAGCAGCAGGGTTTGATGAGCGTTTAACAAAGACTCCTTACAATGTAGAGACAGGTCTTTATGGTTCTGGAGCAGGTAACTACGGCACTAGAGTAATTCCTGAGACACCTTCTAAGTTTCAAGAAGTATTGTCAAGTCCTGTAGCTAGTATTCTATCTTCGTTTATTCCCGGTGGGGCAGCATTACTAACTGCTGGTAAAGTTCTTTCAGGGTCAGGTAAAGACATCGGCCTTATGGAAGCAGCGGGAGCAGTTGCCGGTACTGCTAGACTTGCAGGTACACCTACAGCAACAGCGGTAGCTGACAACATAGAGTTTACCGCAGCAGTTGCTTCAGGTAATCCTGCGTTAGCTGTGCTAAACAAAGGTACAGACCTTGTTGACGAGGAAGGTAAAGTAGTTGGCAGGACAACCCTTGGTAAAAAGTATACTACAGACGCTCTTGAAAAAGCAGGCTTAACTGATAAGATTTTATCAAAAGAATACAACATAAACCAAGATGATTTAGTTGAAGGTTTAGTCAGGACTGAAAAAGAATTAGTTAAAGGTGCTTCTCTTGACGATGCTTTGTTAACAGGTCTGGGAACTTATGTTAAAGAGGGTGGATCTTTAAGCGGACTGCCTAATCTACCTGACTTCCCAAGTCTTAGTGCAGTATTTAAGACACCTGAGTTACTTAAAAAAGTAGAAGACACTTTAAGAACAGTAGGCTCTGTTGTGGACGATACTGTACTTCAGCCTCCTAAAGAGTTTGTAGAAGCAGTAGCAAAAGCTACTCCATCTCCTAAAGTAATTGAAGATGTTGCTAGGAAAGCAGGGTCTACTGCTGAAGACGTAGTTAGAACAGCAGGCGCAGTTATTGATGAACCTGTGCAAGTTATAAAGGAAGCTGCTGAGTCTATATACGAGCCTTTAGAAGCTCCTCAATTTTCTTCTGTAGATGTAGACTTACCTTCTGTAGACTTACCTTCTGTAGACTTACCTTCTGTAGACTTAAACATACCTAAGCCTACTTTCTCTTTAACAGCAACACAGAAGAAACCTGCTGGGGAGATTACAGAAGGTTTGTTTGGAGATTTCCTATTTGAAAAGAAATATCAAACTCCTGAATTAATAGCACGTACAGTACCACTAGCGCAATACACAGCACCTCAAGGAATGTTTAGGAATATAGTATGAGTACCAGTTATTTAAGCATAGTCAACGAGGTACTACGTAGGCTACGAGAAGAAGAAGTATCCACAATTACACAGAACACCTACAGCAAGATGGTAGGTGACTTTGTTAACGACGCAAAGCAGATTGTAGAAGACTCACACCAGTGGTCTACACTACGTACAACTATTGTAGTACCTACTGTAGCAGATACTACAGAATATAGCTTGACAAACGCTGGAGAACGTGTTAGAATATATAGTGTCATTAACGACACATCAAACTTCTTTATGCACTATCAGACACCTAACTGGTTTAACAATGCTTATTACATTTCCGGTGAAGTAACTGGTAGTCCTGACTCATATACCTTTAGCGGTATTGACAGCAATAGTGATACTAAAGTAAGAGTGTACCCTAAACCATCAGGTGTCTTTAACTTACGCTTTGATTTAATTGCTAGAGAAAATGAACTGTCTTTAGATACAGACACTACAGTCTTACCTAAGAACGCTATAGTACACAACGCTGTAGCTTTGTTGGCTAGAGAGCGTGGTGAAACTGGTGGGACTACAGCACAGGATTACTTCTTGATTGCAGACAAACATTTATCTGATGCTATTGCTTTAGATGCCTATAAGAATCCTGAAGAGTTTATCTGGACTACTCCCTAATGGCTCAGAACAGAGAACACATATACATTGCTGCTCCGGGATTTAAGGGTGTTAACACTCAAGACTCTCCTGTAGCTCAGGATGCGACCTTTGCTGCTATTGCTGAGAACATGGTGATAGACAAGTTTGGTCGTATTGGTGCGCGTAAAGGTCTGAAGAAACTGACGACCAGTGCTACACCTTTAGGATCTAGTGATGGTATTGAGTCTGTCTTTGAGTACGTCAAAAGAGACGGAACTAAGATTGTATTCTCTGCTGGTAACAACAAGATATTCACAGGAACTACTACACTAACTGAAGTAACGCTCCCCGGTGGCTACAGTATTACTGCTAACAACTGGAAGATAGTCAGTTTTAACAACGACATTTATTTCTTTCAGCGTGGACATGCTGCATTAGTAAGTGTTGCTGGTAGCACTACTCTTGTAGCAGTAACAGATGGTGGTCATGCAGCACCGGCAGGCAATGAAGTATTAGCAGCTTTTGGTAGGCTCTTTGTAGCAGATGTAACAAACAATAGTTATACTTTATTTTTCTCTGATTTACTGGATGGTGATAATTTTCACGGAGGTACTTCAGGTTCTTTAGACGTTACAACGGTATGGCCTACAGGTTACGATGAGATTGTAGCGTTGTCAGAGTTTAATGACTTCTTAGTTATCTTTGGTAAGCGTAGCATTTTATTGTACTCTGGTGCTAGTTCACCGTCTAGCATGGTACTAGCTGATGTTATTACTAACATTGGCTGTATTGCTAGAGACAGCGTACAGTCTACAGGATCAGACCTTATATTCTTGTCTGACTCTGGTGTCCGTAGCTTGGGTAGAGTCATACAAGAAAAGTCTAACCCTATTGGTGACGTATCTGTAAATGTACGTGATGACTTAGTACAGGCAGCGGCAGTAGAGACAGGTAACATTAAGTCAGTCTACAGTGAAGAGAATGCTTTTTATCTGCTAATCTTACCTGAAGTTAACAACCTTGTGTTCTGCTTTGACATGCGTGGCAAGCTAGAGAATGGAGCTAGTAGGGTAACTACATGGCCGTTTACTGGTATCCTGTGTGCTACAACTACGGACAACAATGAAGTCTACTTTGGTAACTCTAAAGGTATCAACGAGTACTCTGGTTTCCTAGACGATACTTCTACTTACACAATGAAGTACTACACCAATGCTCTTTCGTTTGGTGACGCTAGTAAACTAAAGATTCTAAAAGAAATAACATTTACTATTGTAGGTGGCCAAGGCACAGACCTATTGTTAAACTGGGGTTACGATTATACTGAAGGATATACCAAGCAACTGTTAACAGTAGACGATGCGTCTATTGCAGAGTACGGTATCTCTGAGTACAACGTAGCAACCTCGCAGTACAATGCGTCTATCATTGTAAACAAAGCAACAACTAAAGCTACTGGATCTGGTAGAGTAGTAACTATTGGTTTAGATGCCACAATTAATGACAAGTCATTTTCAATACAAGATGTAAACATTGAAGCATTCATAGGTAGAACAATTTAATGAGTAATTATACTAAGACTACAAACTTTGCAGCAAAGGACTCACTACCTTCAGGTAACGCTGCTAAGATTGTCAAAGGCACTGAGATTGACACAGAGTTCAATAACATTGC